GGAACGGCCAGAAGGTTGTCGTCATAATCGAGCCACAATGGGACTCCGGCGTTTTTGACGTATTCGCAGACCTGTAGATGCTCAGGAAGAAATGGACGCTGAAGCATTATAAGGTCATAATTCAAAATGGTCTGCCAACTCATAATTATCTGGTCCCATTGCAGGACACTTATGGTTGTGCCATTCATCATTCGCTCAAGCCCCGGCGCAACTCCGCCAGCCCGGTAGAATGAGCAACTATCGGTTTTACTTGGTGACAGAAATAAGATTTTCATTATTTAGTTTTGATTTTAGTGCTAAAGTCGTCGCCCGAAGGTGCGGTAATGCCAGCTTTTTGGTATAGGTCGATAGCCCCCATATTTTCCTCTCCTTCTATTAGGTCAATCTCACTCTCCGGGTCTTTGACGTAAGGGTTGAGCTTGATGGCCGTTTCCTTACTCATAATTCCCGCATCTATTGAAAGCTGAAGGTTCTGCAGAAGTTCAGAGAATGCCGCCGGAATGTAAGGGGTGAGTTTTGGCACTATCAAAGCCTTCTCCGATACGTCAGCAAAAGATGTGTCAATTAGTTTCCCTATTGCGTTTTTCAAAATATTCACCCGGCGCTGAAGACCTATCCCGAATATTTCCTCTTTTCCATGCACGGCCATATGCGCATCCATGAACATCAATTCAAGCGCCACCCCTGAGAGGTTGCCAACGCCCTGTAATCTTTCAAAAGTAATGTCCGGCGTTTGGCTCATGGCATAGATAAAGTTCTGCAGGTTCTCAAGCTCCATTTTGATGCTGCTTGGCTCTGAAGCGAGAGCAAGATAATCAGCTTCCGATCCTTCTGTTAGCTGAATGATTTTCCCCTGCTCCCCCTTTGAGGCATACCCCTGTACCTCTCCTGAGACCTTAAGCATGGGAGAGCCGTAATAGTCATTCATATCAGCATGGTTTGATATGATGGTTTCAAGCCGGTCAATCATACTCTGAACGTCATTCCACTCCGGATACGGTTGCTGATAGTACACTATCATTATCTTCTGGAACTGGTTCGGAATTGGGTTCGGAGTCTGCTCTTTATCAAGCGCCCAACCTGTGTCTCCCTTCACAAACCTGTATTCCGCCTCAGCTGTCGAAACGTCGAGATGCTCGATACTTTTGTCGCCCGACTTGGTTTTATACTCCCGGCCAAAGGCAATCATGTCGCCAGTACCATCAAATAGCGGGTATAATGTGTCGCCCTGCTCAGGAGAGAATATTGAAACCCGAAGGTCGTACTTAGGTTCCTTCAGTTTGTTTTCGACCACATACCACGCCTCTGCCACCTCCATTTCACTCATCAGCCGTCGAGCTATCTCTTTGTTCTTATACTCCATTTTGTTACGATCTTGAATGTCATCAATCATAGACACCAAGTCGTTACCCTTATCTCCCGCCACATTCTCGTTCTTAAGCTCAAGCTCTACCGGTATTGACAGCATGAACCCTATCCGTCTTTCAACAATCAGCTTTTGAAACGGGATAGCCACACGGGCTACCGCAACCGTTGAGGTTTGAGTAACGGGGTTACCTTCTGCATCAAAAGTGCCGGTGTCCTTCGTGATCTGTTTGTCCTTTCGGATGCTTGCATCATTGATGTCGTGATCATCAACCTTGTACTGCTTCATTGCGTCCTCTCTCTGAACCTCAAAAGACGGACGGCTGTCGGTAAGCAGTTTTTTAATCTGCTCAATGTCTTGTTTTTGCAAAAGCTTTTTTATGTCCATAGCTGTAAATTTACGGTAACATTCCTGATATTTGTGATATTGGTAAGCCCTTTTGTAGTTTCACCGGAAAGAAAGTATTAGCTAAGGCATCTGATATGTCCGGTGACCGCCCCAACCGTTCCTTAATTTTCTCCTTCGCCTCAATGATAATACTGCCGTTACTCTGTACTTGATATTGTATTTCAATAAGCTCCTGCGTTAATAACTGATTAGGAGGCAGACAAGCCTTAGAATTGAATTGCGGGTTCAGCCAATCTCTTAACGCCCAAAACATATAAGCCCTCATGTTTGCGAATGAATACTCTCCGGTTAAGTCTGTAAGCCCCTTCGCCGAATGAGAGGCCTTACATGAGAAAGCCTTTGTCAACATCCCTAACTCTATCAGTCGTGAATATACCCCCGCCCCCTCTCCGATAGTATCAATCAAATATTCAACTTTCCCCTTTGAATATTGCATGAGCCGCCCTGCGCTTTTCATGTGGTCTGCTTCCCCGCCTGACTGAAACATATCAATCTGTGTCACGAAGTCATCAAACCTATGCACAAACACGGTGCTATCCCGCCCCATGCCGGCAATGTCAACCCCTATCTTCCGGTAACCCGTACGGTTCTCGTTCTTCTGTGCCTCCCAACGCTTGTTCGCCATCTCTATCCACAAGTACGGGATAAGGGCATCTTCAGATACCTCGGGAAACATCCCCCTTACTTTTACCCTGAAGGTATCGTTAGGCCGGTATAAACCGCCCTCCCATTTAAAATCGCCTTTCTCCTCGCTAAAGTCTTCCTGCCGGATAGGAGTACACCAAGCCTCAACCTTATCTTTTACCCACTCATAATCAACCTGACCGGCATAAACCTGACGTTTCTGTAATACATTGGGAGCGTTAAGGTCATCAAGCCGGAACGATTTGAAACGTGGCGAAAACATAGCCTTTGCCGCATATCCGATCATTCGGTTAGGGTTGAACACTATCAAAAGCTTAGAGTTGGCCTGTAAGTTACCCTCAATAGCGGAGAACGTACCGTCATCTATACCGGAGGCCTCAGTAACAACGAACATTGTGTTTACTGCATGAAACCCTGACCATGCTTCGTGACGGTGTTCGTCTGCCTTAAAGCCGGTTAAGAACCACTCATCATATTCAGTCCGGATATCAAATGCCACAAGCCGACCCGGAAAGCAACCGGCCTTGTTGTAAAGCCTCACAATCTCAGGATACATAATGTTTGCTACCTGCCGGCCTGTGGGTGCGGTAAGCGCAACCTTAGTGTTGGCAATCAGCTCATTTTTATCATTAAACCTCGGAGTGAGATACATAAAGCAAAGAGCCGCCACCGCCGCAACGTAATCCTTCCCCCTCGCCGTTCCGGAAGCAACGGCTACTCTGCTTTGTGTCTGCACGGCATAAAGTATCTCCTGTTGCTGAGGGTCAAGACTGACTTGCATAACGTCAGCCGCAAACTTATTCCAATCGTTTACCCAAGCATAAAACAATCTATGTGCCGGCTGAACAATTTGCATAGTTTCCAACTCCGTTAAATCAGTCATTCACTAATAAGTTTATTATAGTGTAATTATTTACTTTATTCTTTTATTTATTTATTTATTTATTTATTTATTTATTTATTTATTTATTGTTGAACACCTATTCAACACCTGTTGAATTCTGTTGAACGCCTGTTGAAACATCCTCTTTGTTAATGTCTTGCGCCTTCTCCATTTCAGCCGTAGCCTCCATAAGTAACTGCATGAACGGTGATGTTTTAATACTGCCGCCATGAGTAATACTGCTCGTATCCTGTTGTCCAAGGTACTGCTTCCCAAGCCATATAAGCATCGTGACGTTACCGCCCATAGCTATATCAAACTGTGTTCGCCGGAGTAACTCATTGCCCTCCTCTCTTTTTAGTGCTGCATAGGCAGAAAAAGTTGTAATATCATAAGTCTCACCATACTTGTCAACCACCTTTGCGTACAGGGTATCGGGGTGTATGCCGAAATATCTTGCAATAGTAGCCCCATCAGCCCTTGCGGTCAGGAAGGCATTGATCTTTTTCCATTGGTCATCAGTAAAAACGACCTCCGGCCTCCCCGTCTTGTTCTCGCTCTTTTGCCTCTTTTCGCTCATGTTCCAATCTCAATTTAACCTGTTGGTTTGTCTCCCATGCTTTTCGATATTCCACGTTACTGAACAGTTTCGAGAAACCGGTGATATGCTTAAGCTTTATCAGTTCCTCAGGCTCCATTCCTAACTCATTACAAATGTCCTCATCCTTCCATCCGTTTTCCAACATCTCAAAGACCATACTGCTCATGCCGGTCATTAAGTGTTTTCCCCTCGCCCTGTTGTGCCTGACGGTTGAGGCCATGCGTTCATTTATACTCTTATCAATAACAACTATCGGGAGCATTCCGTTATTGCGATCAAGAATATCCTTATTGCTTTTAGCTACAAAGTACCGGTGAAAACCATCAACGATAATATACTTTTCATTCACGTCATCCCAAACGGTAACAATAGGCTGAGTGTACCCATCATGGGATATTGACGTATAAAGCAGTTGCATCTCAATCCTCGCAACGCTATTAGGGTTATAGTCGTTTGCCCGCACCATTTCTATTGGGACCCACCGGACGTAATCAACCGGCTGAGAATTAACAGGGCTTTCCTCAAAGATCACTTTCCTCAGCGTGTTCGCTAATTTGATCTTGTCCGTGCTGTTGCTGAACGCTTCCCTGATTTCCTTTACTAAGTTCATAGTCAATGTACTTATTTGAAAAGTTATTATGCCGCACCCCCGTAGTCTTCCACTTACGCCATTGTGCGGTATCCGCCCGTGTCTGCCACGACTTAATCTTTGTCATGTGGTAGTCATCGGCAATGACCGCCGCCGCAAGCTGACGGTACATGTCTCGCAGAACCAAATCATTGCCATAGTTATACCGGCTCTCAAAGGCCTTAAATTCTCTCTGAAATATCTCTTTAATCTCCGGTTCTGAAATTAGGTTCTCCAATAGATAATTAGCGTACTCCTTCCAATCCTTAAACATTGCCGGCGGAGTACGAGGCGCAGCAAAAAGATCATTCTGACCATGCTTAGCCGTGTTCACTCCCTTAAGCCTCTGAGTAAGCCTGTTCCAATTATCAGGCTCAATCTCCTGCATGAAATATAAGCTCCTGACCGCCGTTTCGTGATGTACGTTTGAGACCCTCATATGCTGAACCGGTATCCCGTACATATAGTAGTAGTCATACATTTTGCAGTAAGACCAATGGTTATCATGTATGGCCTTCCAAATATCCATGTACGTCCAATCATAAAGAGGGTAAAAGCCGAAGTGCTTAAGCTTCCTGCTTGCCCCTACCCCCCAAGTGATATGCTTATA